AAGGTCCGTGCCGCAATGGCAGGTTGCTTTCTCCCGGTTCACGTATTCGGGGAGTGCATCGGAGATTTCAGGAAAAAGATGATCTGCCATTTAATTCACCACCTTTTTAACAGTGACAAGGAAATCATCAAAGTCCTCCTGATCGACAGTGACAAAGAATGTCACAAATCCTGCGTTGAATGTCCCTGTGCCCTTCTCATCAGGGTCAAAGAAACTCTCAAATTCCCGCTCAACCACCGCTGCAAATCCATCAAGGAAGGGCTTTACCTCATCCTTGCGGAGCCTGTGGGTTGTTTCATTCATTTTTGTTACCTACCTATCCGGGTTATCCCGGTATATACATAGTTATAACAGTTATAGTATATATAACTATCTCTTAAAAAAGGGGGTTATGCATCCCGAAGTTGGCACCGGCAATTAATCCACTCTTCAATAGGTCCGGCCCTATCCCCGGGATATTGCAGCCCGTTTGAAAACTCTTCACCAATATTCACAATTTCCCCGTGCATAGAGATGTGATCGGCGCTGTCCTTCATATCTAATCCGCGCACACGGGAATCTAACGCGGTTATCCACTGCACCCGGGATACTCCTGCGCTTTCCAGTTGCAGGAAGGCCCCATAGTTCTGCGCACTATTGATCTCCGTGCGGGCGATCCGCTCTGCCTCATACATCTGGATTCCCTGAAACACTTCAAAGAGATTCACGGATGCCTGATAGTTACCTACCCCTTCTGTGTAGGACACGGCAAGGTTCGCCATAACATCGCCTGTCACGCGGTCCATGGTCCCGGCGCTTGCCTCAAAGCACTGGTCAAGGAGCATAAGGGCAATGCTTGGTTCCACGAGTCCCTCAAAGTAAATCAGATAGGGCAGGTATTCCGGGGGCACTCCCGGGGGGACTGTTTTGGACTCTTTGCGGGCCCTGCCACGGACCTTTAAGCGCCTTTGCCCCATCACATAGGCTTCTGCATTGGCCCGGGCAACGATGGCGATATACGGACCTGTGTTGGCCTTGAAGAGATCACGGATCGCGGAGGTTGCGGGATCGTCCGGGCCCGGGAGGTAATCAAGATCCTGAATAAGTCCGGCTGCTGAAGAGATAAGGCCCTTGAAGTGCGTGGTCACTCGTTTCTTTAATCGGGCTTCCATCTGCATCTGTTTGGCAGGGGTCCGCTTGATTGATTGAATCCTCTTTAAGAGGTAATCAATATCGTGAGGCATCCGGGGGCCCTCCCTACTTCTGCCCCATGAGTGCCTTGAGTGACTTGAGGGTATCTTCCACCTCTCTTGTCTGTGGGAGTGTGAGGCCCTCTTCAAGATCAATTGGATACCCGTTGATGTAATGGGCATCCATGGCAGGGTGTTTCACCTTGTCAAGCCCAAACTTGTCCTTGTATTGTGCGATGATCTGATTAGGAGTCATGGCCCCCATAATGAAGAGTTTTCCCACCATCTCAAGATCGTGGGATTCATCTGTGGTATCAATCGGGGATAATTTGAATGCCCATGCCTCCGCCTCAAAGGCATCCCACACGATCACTCTATTTATGATGGATTCAATGATCTCCTGCCGGGGTGCAATCACGGATCGCTTGTATATCTCCGTTGCCTCTTCTGCGAGGTTTCCGGCAAGGGCCCCGGCCTCTGATATTCCGATCCGGTATCCCGGTACCCCGTGGACTGCGAGGATCTCATCCCTGTTATCCTGCCGGTATAACCTGAAGGATGCCTCTTTGATCCCGGTGGAGAGGGGGACGAATTCAACCTTCACCTCCCCTTCACCAGAGGATGAGGGGACCGAAAGGATCAGGGTAGAGTGGGGGCTGTTCTTGATCTCCTTGAAGTGGTCCTCAATGCTTTGCTCAAGGGGTGTTTTGTGGGTTGTGGCATCTTCAGTCCCCGGGTCAAAGTTGCCGGTGATGAATACGGCATAGGCGGGGATACCGTAATTATCAAAAAATGCGATGTTGTAATCCCTGCGGGCTATGTCGCCATGCACAGCCCCTATTGCGGGGATAATGTCCGGCAGTCCGTAATAATCGGAGCGCGGGGTGTAGTTCACGAACCACAAGATTTCTGTTGCCCTCTTCTCTGCGGGCAGTTCTCCGATCTCGTGTTCCTCCCCGGTGTCCATATCCACATCTTTCTCATATCCGACTGCTTTGAACCACCGGGTTTTTGTCCCCCTCTTCTGCTGGAATTTATACCCGGACCTGTGTATCCGGAGCGTATGAGCGGGGATATGGGTGATCGTGGCGGGCAGGCCTGTAGGATCATAGTTTTCCCTGATCAACTCAAGGGCCCCGTATCCTACTGACTCAACATCTTTCTGCATGTTGGTGAGAACGATGGAGAGTGACGGGGCAATGCCCGAGAAGAAGGTGTCTAATCTCTCTCGTTCCTTCTCATTGGGGTTTTCTGTGAGGGGTTTGAGGGACCACCCGAGCCCTGCGGTATCCCGGGCCTTGGTGTAGACACACCTGTAATGATAGGTGTTCATCTCAAGGACTTTGGCAAGGATCTCCGGGTTATAAAGTGGGGGCATTAATCCGGAGTTGGAATATTCCCCTGCAAACTGATCGGCCTTGATCTGCCGGGTGATTTCTCCTTCCTTGATGGCATATGATTCAAGTATGTCACTCTTTACGGTCCTGCCGTCCTTGGTGACAATGCAGAAGGGGGTGCGCTCCATGATTAGCCCCTCATCACAACTCTGTGGGTCATGGACCGGGCCCCGAAATACCCTTGTGCATAACAGGCAGCCTTATCCGGATCATATGCTTTGCAGGAGAAAATATCAAGATACACGGAATCCGTGGCCTCTGCGATGTGCCCGGAGATAAGGGAAGTTTCGATCAGTTGCAGAAAGGAGAGGCCCTCAACCTTCGGATCGTCACCAAACTTCAGGATGATCGGCTCACCATATGCTTTCATCTCAATACGGTCCACGATCTCCTTGAGGAATCGGGCAACCGTTTCAGGTGATCGTATCGCCTGCGGATTGCATCCGTGAAGATCAATCAGGGTATGGAGGCCCCACGCCCCGGAGTTGGTATATTCCTGTGCGTAATCCATAGATAGCCCCTATAAATATTATGTAAAAAGTGGGGGTATGTGGTTATAACGTGTCTTTGGATACATAGCCCGGGTGATAGACTAATTATGCAGTTGTCCACTGTATCATTAGACTATTAACCCAATTGTCTATTTTTCCACTGGTCAAATTCTACATTTGTCCACTTATTGAATAGACTATTATTGTATGTCCTCCACCCGTCGTGGTGTTGCTCTGGTAATATACCTGTATCCCCCGATACCCGCACTTGGGGCAGGTTCCGAAGGGGGTTAAAGTAAGGTGCCCACATGCTTTGCACATGCAGGCCATTACATGATCATAGGCAAAATATGGGTCGCTCATTGTGTGCTCCGTGCCCTGATTTTGAGCGGGCGGGGGGCTGTTGCAAGATACTGGAATCCCCCACTGACTGCATCAACCTGATCATCGTTTTCACCCCGGGGGAATGAGGTAAACTCATCAATGCAGGCTTTGTTCCACGGGCCCTCCACCAGAAAGACATTCCCGGCCTCTGCCATGGCTGCCACGGGATCGGCCCGGAGTTCTTTGGATAACTGTGGCTTGACTCCCCGGGCATCATATCCGAGAAGGTGAGAAGTCGTGTAGGTGTGGACGGTCTGCTTTCCGGATGAGCCCCCCTCTTGTTCAATCCGGATCGGGATCTCCTTCCCGTCCAATGCTGCGGTAAGTTTTACGTTTTCCACTACGTTGTGCGGGGACCATTGCCCCCGGACCATATCCACGATGTATAAGCGCCCCTCATGGAGACAGAGAAAAGCCCCTGCGGTATAATCTCCATCCCCTTCCGTGCCTGCTTGATCCCAAAAACGGACCTTCTTACCTGCCCGGGGCCAATCCTTGACAATTTTGAACCATTCCCTTTTGAATCTCTCCCCCCCGGGTGGGACCGGATGCTGCATATACAGGGCATTCCACCAGTAGGTTCCAAGGGTCCGCCTGATCTTCTGTAGTTCCTCCACGGGGAATCTTTCAGGCCATAGCGGTTGCCCGGGGGCCCTGCCTAATGGATCGCCGGGCTCTGCAAGTGCGGGGAGGCTGATCACTTCCCACTGTTCTCCCCCCTCTGCCCGGGCTTCTCTCAAGATGTGCCCTGCGAGATCGTCCTCATGCCATCGTGTTTGAATGAGGATAAGGGCCCCTCCCGGCTCCAATCGGGTTAAGGCGGTGGAGGTATACCAGTCCCATATATTATCCCGCTGTGTCCGGCTGTTCGCTTCTTCTGCGTTCTTGTGGGGATCGTCAATGATCAAAAGGTTAGCCCCACGGCCTGTTATTGCCCCTCCCGCGCCTGTGGTGATCATTCCTCCCCCATACCCTTTGATCTCCCAATCTGACGCGCTGGAGCGGTCTGGTGACAGTTCTATCTTATCAGGAAAGTGGCTTTTCCCATACCGGAGTATGAGATCCCTGCATTTCCTCCCCCACGATGTTGCGAAGGTGCTTTCGTATGAGGTAAGGATCACACGCTCCCGGGGGTTATGGCCCAAATACCATGCAGGGAAATACTTTGAGAGGAGTTCACTCTTGCCGTGCCGGGGCGGGAGAAATACGGCAAGGCGGGTGAGTTCTCCGCCTGCGATCTCCATGAGTTTCGTATTAATTATCCGGAGATGTTTGGCGGGTAGCCATTGGCCCGCTGATACAATATATGCCCATTCCGCCGGGCTCATGATGTTGGTGCGGTCAATCATCGGATACGGCAGCGGGGAATTGTTCCTTTCCTTTCCTCAAGGCCTTCTGTGCCACTAACTCCTCAAGGATCTTCTCACGGAGGGCGCGGTATTCCGATGAGCCAAACAGGTCGTGCGGAGTGAGATCAACGGATTCCCCGGGCCTTGTGACTTGTGTGTTTTCGGTAGGTTCTCCCCGGGAGAGGCGCTCTGCCTTCATTGCCACATCAAACATGCGAGTCACATCTGCGGGGGTGAGGTTGAGCGGCTTCTTTTCCTTAACCTTCTGTGCCCATTCGTTGATCTGCGATGCTGCCACGGCTTGTAAATGCTCTGCGAGTTTGATGTGCCGCTTTACCATGGCGATCCGGCCCTTCTCGATCTCCTGCCGGGCGATCTCATCAAGGTGGTTGTCCCATGCGAGAACGCGATCCTCCCACATCCAGCGGTGCGCCCATCGTCTCATGATCTGCCCGCTCTTATGCAACCTCTCCGCAACACCCATATAAGTCCTATCGGTTCCTATATCCCGGTATAACTGGAAGGCCTCCCACGCCTGCTCTGACTCACCCGGCTGCCTCTCCCATGGGAGGCGGGTTTCTCTTTCCCCGCTCATTCTGCTCCCTTCCATTCGTCATGTTCCTGTGCGGTCTGAATGTTCTTGAGGTTGAGGAAAAATTCCTCTCCGCACCCGGGACACACTACAGGGGTAAGGCCCTGATCAGGATCGTGCCCCATGTTTGCAAGGTTCTGGAATATCTTTTCCCCTGCTTTCTCCACCTGCCCGGCTGATACGGCAGGTATCGCTTTTGGCATCGTGCTGTGGCCTTCTGTGGGGCTCACAGGGGCATTCCCTATATCAGGCAGGGGTTCCATGGCATCAAAGAGATCACAGATTTCATCCCCGGTGAAATAATCATCAAGGAATTGGGGTATATCCATGATCTCACGGATCTCCGGAATGAGGAGATCGAGATCCCATTCTGTGAGTTCAGAGGTCCGGTTGTCCACTATCCGGTATTCTTTTGCTTTCTCTGGAGGGAGATCGAGCGTGACGCACGGGATGGCATCGAGCCCTATCTTGAGGGCTGCTTTATACCGGGTATGTCCGGCTATAATAACGCCTTCAAGGTCCACGAGGATCGGGACGTTGAATCCATAGGTTTCAATGCTTTTGGTGAGTGCGTCAATTGCTGCGCTGTTCTTTCGGGGGTTACGCCAATATGGTTTTATGGTCGATATATCCCTTATTAATCCCTGTAGTGCGGGAGGTATTGTTATCGTATTCATGGTTGTGCCTCTTTTTTCTGCTGTAGTATCTGGTTTTTATGAATCCATGCCCGGCTATATTCTGCATTCTCAAAGAGTTTTGAAAACCCTGTGATGTGTTTCAGTCGGATCAGTTCGTCCGGTTCCAATCCTATCTCGTTGCATATGTCGGTGTCTGACCACCCGTTGTCTAACAGTTTGAATACGAGGTTGGACATTCCGGTGACGCTGTGTTTTCCCCGGGCCCTGTTATGTCTCACGGTGCTTGCGATCCGATCATTGATCCCCTTATCAATTACAACAATGGGCAGGTGTCCTTTAGTCCGGGCAAGAATGTCCTTATAGGTTTTCATGACAAAATAGCGGTGGAATCCATCGACTATCACGTATTGGTCATGCTCTTTGTCATAGATCGTGACCACGGGCTGCGTGTAACCGTCCTGCTGGATGCTGACATACAATAATCGCAGTTCATTCGGGGCCACTGAATTAGGGTTATAGGTATTGGGGTGGACCTTCTCAAGGGGCACCCATATCACTTTACTGACGGGTTGATCGGGGAATGTTATTTCCTGCATTTTGCTCCTCCGTGTTTCCGGTATTCGCTTTGCATCTTGCTCCCTTCTTTTGTGGGGCGGGTCCGGTAATTATCAAGTTTTACGCCTTCCCAATCGTGGGTGAGGATGCACTGCACTTCTGCTTTGTAATAGGGCTCCCCTCCGGCGGGCTGAAAGATGCCATCAAACCATGTGAACTTTTTATGGAGTTTTTCCCGCTGCATTTCATCCGTGATAAATTTCTCAAGGAGGTAATCCCGGTATTCTTTCCGGTCACGAAACATGAAGGGCAGGGAGTCCACGAAGTAATTCGTTTTATTGAGTTTTCCGGCAGTGTCAATCCCTTTGAGCCTCCGGGTGAGTCTTGCGTATGTTTTCGGGTCAATCTCCTGAAGGTAAAAGAGGTTTTTCACAGCGGTCTCGTGATGGAGGTTGCTTACCCTCATTTCACGGATCGGAACACCATACTGGAAAAGTTTATCATAAATTTTGTTGTATTCCCACTTGTTTGAATGGATGGCTTTCCATACATCGTGGAGTTTCCAATCATAGATCGGGTATGTGGTGATGTGGGTGAGTTTTTTATTCAGGACTTTTCCCCATGGTATGCCCTTATACACATTGCCCTGCACAAGGCCCATGGAACGCAGTGGGGACTCTTCTGCCCGGACTCCGGAGATATATGCAATGGGTGAGTCCGGGGCCAATGCTTTTGCAATGGCAGGGAAAATGTCATGGAATCGATCCGTGCCAAATGTGTTTTCCTTGATTGAGATCGGGTCTTTTGGATGGACCCACTTTTCTTTTTCGGATTCGTCCCAACACTCGAGCCATTGATCATAACTGCTTGTGGCGTTGAATATCTTGATCGGGATCTGATACCAGAGGGGATCAACGTCCGGGTGATACATGATCTTTTTTATCATGTCCACGGTTGCTTGCCACTCTGCCTCTTGGTCAAGGAACATCACCCGGAGTGGTAATCTGTCCATCTCCCGGGCAACGGTGAGGGCGATGTTGAACACTACTGTGGAATCCTTTCCCCCGCTGACTCCGATCACGATGTTATCAAACTCTTGAAAGAGCCATTGAATGCGTGAGGTGGCGGCCTGAAACACGTTTTCTTTAAGGTAAACTCTCATGCTTTTGCCCTGTTGATGATCGTGGTTTCATCAATCGGGTTCCCCATGGTCCAATATTTCCAGCCGTCACAGTAGAAGTAAGTATATGACTTTTTGAAAAACTTCTCTGCCCTGCCGTGTGCCCTGATAAAGAGGACTGCGTTCACGAATGCTGCATCCCCGGGGCCCTGCCTCACGACATACTCATGAGGAATGTGGGCCATAGACTTTGCGAAGGTCCATTTCTTGTGGGCTACAAATGCCCTGAAATCTGTTTCGTTTTGAATCTCCATATCAATCCGCTCCGTCAATGAAAGTGAGTGATACCCGTTTTGATGATCTGCGGGGATCAATGGCTGATTTCCCTATCCTGTGATCCACCAGATTTGGGATCGGGATATACACCCTTTTCTTGATGCTCTTGAGGTAATCTGCCACAAGGTAATCCACTCCTGTAGGGTGCTCCTCTGCCCGTTCCCATCGGGGGTAATAGTTTACGATCTCCCGAGCAATGCCCGGGGGGTAATACGCACAGATGGCTGCGATGAAATTTGATCCCGGGACATATCTACTCCCGATAGTGAGATCGTCCTGTCTCCTTGAGAAGAAATTAATCACATCATTTGGATGCTGTTCAATGCAGGCTGTGGCCTTTGTGAGGAAGTCTTTGCATAAAATGGCATCGTCCTCCATGCCGATGATCGGATCGTCCCCGGCGGCCCGGAGTGAGGCAAGGAAGGCCTCCATGGCATTCCCCATATCAATGTAAAAATACGCCCCGGGTAAGTGTTTCCGGAGGTATTCAAGGTAAGGGGCCCGTTGTGAGATACCTACAATGTGGACCCTTATAGTCTGCATAACTATTGTTATAGACTATGGTGTTATATAACTTTGTTATCTTTTAAGGTCTGACAGAAAAGATATATTTAAAGATTATACTTGCAGTGTATCACATCGTTATACCATGCATCAACGTGGGGACATTGATAACAATTTTGAACGGGGGTGAGGGTCCCTTTTTCTGCGGGGCATTCCACCATTCTCTGTATGTCAAGCCTGCCGCCTTTAAATTTCATGCATCATTCCACCGGGGGCAGTGGATACAGTCGGTTTCAAAGCAGAGGTGACAGATGTGATCCGGATCATCCCGGGGATCATAACTGTCCCTTATCACATACCGGGCTTCTTCCTTCTGCCGGGCTGCGATCTCATTGTGAATGCGGGTTAAGGGGCAACACCGGGAGGGGGTGCCACAGTCCTCACAGCCCTCATCCATCTTTGTTTTGTTGCACCCGTGGAGATCCATCAACTCATCCCGGTAATCAAAAGAGGAGAGTGGCATTTAAAACCCCTCCTCCGGCTCAATGGCTATGACACGCCCGATCCTTTTTCCTTTCTCCTTTGTGAAACGCGGAGGGAGATACAGTGTGCCATCCTCTATGAGGAGCGGATTCTGTCCCGGGAGGCGTGTTACCATGAATCCCCGGGCAAAATACTCGAGTGCTTGAGCATAGCATATCCGGACCCACGGGGCTGTTCTCCCCTCTTCAAGGGCTGCATACTCTGATCCGTCAAACTCTGGTGCCACATCGGTAAGAGAGATGCGGAGAAGGGCTACCATTTATGCCACCCTCTTGTGTGCTGCATAAACTACCCACACGATGAGTGCGTGAGTCTTTCCCGAGAGGAGATCCCTCTTTGAAAGGTGCCCGTCCTCCCTGAATGTTGCATCTTTGCGGTAATATGCTGCGTATATCATTTTCCTACCTACCTTTCCGGGCTTATCCCGGTATAATATATGTTATAACTGTTATAGTATATATAACTATCTCAATGGGTCCAATAAAAAAAGGGTTAAAATACGGTCCCGATTGACACTTTATAAGTGGCGGGCTCAACCTCTGCCATATACATTATGTCAAAATTCCACGTTTCCCCGGGTGCAAGGTCATTCATATTATCCATGAAATTATACACCACATTCCCGCGTGAGTCGTAAAACTTCGCTCTGATCTCCACATAGGATAGGGTTTTCTTTCCGGTATTCTTTGCGATGCCCTTGACTGACCCCATGTGATAATCACCGAAGGATGATTCTGGAACGTATCTGTGGCTGTAGATCGTCAGTCCGTCCTCTGACATGAGGCCTTCCTGCGTGGGTTTTGTTGTGGCTTGTTTCTCTGCTGTGGGGGTTGAATCGGAATAATGGGATGAGGACATGCAGCCCGTGATCGCAACGGTCAAAAGTATAAGGCTTATCAAGCCTGCTATGTGCTTATAGTTCATATAACAGGCTGTATAGAAATTATAGTATTTAGTGGGTATGTTACCCTTCGGACCCATCGGGCCGGATGAGTTTCATTTCTCCATCTGATCGGATCACTACCTCCCACATACGGACTCCCTTTTCTTGTTCCAAATCTTGTTTCATCTTCTGGAATTGCTTATAATCGTGATTGTCTTTCACCCTTACGGCAAACTGAATGTGTGAGGGTTTCGGTGATAGGAGTATCCGGAATACGTGGGGATCTTTATCCGTGAGGGGGACACCTGTTTTTATTTCCTCTCTTGCGGCTGCCATATTATGCCGCCTCCCCTGCCTCTTCACAGAAGAGGGGGGCCCCGTCTGCCACGAGGTATGCAGCATACCGGGGGGTGATCTGATACACCTTCGCGGGGGTAGTCCCTACCCTGCCCACGGAGACTATGATCCCGGCCTGCCTCATCCCGTTGAGTTTCGCGGGGTGGAACGTGATCCCCTTCTCTGTGAGGGATTTACGGGTGAAGGGGCTCGTCCCCACGGCAAGATAAATCTTTTTCACCAACTCATAGAGGTCCGATCCTGATTTAAACAGTATTGCCATAGTAGAATATTAGTATAATAGTATTTTAAGCCTATCCAGAGACCCGCTATATTACCTAACTACTATTATTCTATTGTGATTGAAGTCCCGATCTCTTTTGAAATGCTGGAGAGTGCCCGGGATAACGCGGAAAAGTTGGGGGTGCTTAAACAGTCCTTCATGAAGGGGCAAGGGAATTTTGTGGGCTGCCTTGGTGAGGAGATCGTATTAAAGGCGCTCCCCGGGTCTGCCCGAGAGAATACTTATAATTTTGATATTTCTTATTCGGGGTCACGACTTGAGGTAAAGACGAAAAAGACCACTGCCGCTCCGCTCCCTCATTATATGTGCTCTGTGAGTAACCACAATACCCGGCAGGCTGCGGA